TGTCATTATACATTCCGCCTAAAAGTGTAGGAGGTTTGACAAGTGCAGGTTCAATTTTTAAACATTCATCTGGAGTTACAGGCCAACGTTTTAATCCTGCTTTCGCATACACTTCGTTTACACGTTTAGCATTTTCATATTCTGTTTCATTTGTATAGATGTGCAGTATTCCACGTTCGACTTTGTCAAACTCAATACCTTCTTCATCTGCAATTTGTTTGTAAAGATGATGTGCTTCCAAGGCCATCTCGCAAGTGCGTTGTGTGTTTATATCAGCATTTGGTATTGCCCGAATAAACTTAAAAAACCAACTGTACTTGTCAATAGATGGCCAAGGATTAATTTTTAATGGAGCATCAGATTTACTAAGCCATTTGATGCCTTTGTAAACATTGCGCCAACTGTTCCATACTTCCGCATTAGAAGCACTTAGTTGTCCTCCATTTGCATAAGAGGTTGCCATTGCAGGGTATCTTCGTTCGTCGTATATTGTAACAAAGTAGCCTGCTTTGGCCAAATAATAGGCAGTTGTTATACCGGTGATACCGGCCCCTACGACTGCCGCTTCCATTACATTGCGTTCTTTTTGTCCTGGATTTCTTTTCTACGATCTTTTGTTAGCTTACCAAGATCACCTAGTGCCTTTCTAGCTCTAGCCGCAGCCGCTTTAACACTTTTATCTTCAAATGTTTCGGCCTCTGCGATATAGTTATTGTACGCCTGTACGATTTGTTCATGCAATGTTGTCATTAGCCTTCTCCTTTTTTTAATTTATGTTAACGTTATCAGATCCTGTTGCAAGTTCTCCGCATATATCTGCGTCATCGCCTGCAATTACAATATCAACTCCACCAATCTTTACAGTGCTTTGCAAATCTGCTGAAATGGTTTGAGGAATGTGGGGAGCAATACCATGTCCTGCCACACCGTCACCGTCTACAATAATAAGTTCATCGTTGGCTTTTACTGTAGTCTGACTAGGGATTAAGTCGCCGCCGGCAGTGTCATTATCTCTACTTACTCCTGGCATTAGTTTATAGTTATTCCTGTTGATGTGGCTGTGTATTGTTTTGCAATATTATCTTCAGTCTTTGCAGTACAGGCTACACTAGACTTTTGCATTTCAAATTTACCTGTAGGGCCAACAGAAAACATAAAAGGTGCTAGGCCCATGCTTTCGTCAGCTTGTACAATTAAAACCATTGGCTTGTTAATTTTGTAAGAAGACGTTGTTTCTTTATCTAAACGGGCAACTATTTCTTCACCGCTGGCTAATTTAAAAGATACAACATCGCCATCTTTATATGGGGTTTCTATAATCATGATATTGAATATCCTGTTCCTGTATATCCTGTATGTTCTATATAATTCATGAAATCATCTTTTGTTCCAATAACTCTTTCATTCACTTTTATTTGAGGGAATGTTCTAGCACCTGGGAAATGCTCAAACAATTCTTCTCTTGTAAAGTCCACATCTAATTGTTTGTAAACATAATCAAAATTACGTGATTCGCAAAATGCTTTTGCTTGATCACAATGTGGGCATAGAGTTTTACCCCAAATCTCAATCATAAACTAAATCCTTTCAACATATCTTTATCAACGTCCTGTTTAATGCCACCAATAATATAACTTTCTACCTCAGTTTCCTGTGGAGCAACCTGTAGTCCCGAACTAGACAACCAGTGTGTAGTCCAAGGTAAAGGATTTGTATTTACTGGTTGGTCGAAAATAGCTTGCATACCAAGTGCTTTCAACCTTCTATTAGCTATATATTCAACATATTGATGTAGCAGTGTAGTATTGAGTCCAATCATAGATCCGTCTTTGAAAAGGTAGGTTGCCCAATCTTTTTCTTCTGCAACACATTCACGCCATAGATCATATACTTCTTCTTCACACTCTTTGGCAACTTCAGCCATTTCGGGGTCATCTTTACCTTGTGCCCAAAGTTTCAATACATGTGTGCTTAGTGCTAAATGTTGTGCTTCGTCTCTTGCAATTAAAGATACAATTTTTGCACTACCTTCCATGAGTTTTAGTTCTCCAAATCCAAATGTACATGCAAAAGATACATAGAAACGTAGTCCTTCAAGAATATTAACTGTTTGCATAGCTAGATACAATTTTTTCTTAACATCTCGCATATTGCCTTCTTTACGATGAATAAACGCATCTGCCGCATCGTTAAAAGCATCATAATATTTTGTCACCGATTCTGCACGAGCAAGAATCTTTTCATCATCTAGTATGGTATCAAAAACTTCACTCGGATCTGGATATACATTTTTCATAATGTGTGTATAAGAACGTGAATGAATAGTTTCAAAGAAATCCCAAGTAACAATACAGCCTTCTAGTTCCGGCAAAGATACATGAGGTAAAAAACTTAAACAAGGACCGCGTCCTTGTACAGAATCTAACAGTGTTTGATATTTTAAATTTGCAGTAAATATATGCTTCTGTTCAGGCCTAAATTGTGCATAATCGGCACGATCTTTTTGTAAACTAACTTCTTCTGGCCTCCAAAAATAACCTAACATTGTTTGGTTAAGTTTATCAAACACAGGAAATTTAAACGTATCATATCGTTGTGTATTTTGCTCTGCACCAAAAAACATAGTTTCTTTGGTGAAGTCTACTTTTTCTTTGTTAAAAACTGTTCTTGACATTTTACTTTCCTCATTATATCTGTACTATATTATATTAAAAATAAGGTTGAAAGTCAACCTTAATTTATCCAATTTTCTTTTCTAATAATCCTACTACATGAATTAGCACATATGGTAGGAATATGCTCTTGTTTTTGAGTGTCTCTTCCTTTGACCAGTAATTTATAAAACTCTAGCCACTCTTTTTGTTTTACAATATCTTCTAAAGAAGTATGGTCATTTATATTACTTACCTCTATCAATGCCTCTAGCTCTGGCCTTTTTACGAATCCCTCATTATCTACGTAACAACAAGGTAAAAGGACGTTTCTATTACTTATTGCAAACGATTCTTCACCTGTTAAGCATTTTGGTTGAAACTTCTTTTTCTTCATCTTTTTAACCAATATTCTTTATTAATTGGTCGTAAAGGATCTTTACCACTTAACCATCTATGCGAATACATAATTACCAATTTGACACCTTTTTCAAAAGCAATATCTTTAACTTTATCAATATCATTTTCGTTATATCTAAAAACAATACTTTGCCAAACTGGAGTTGTATTTAAGTAATTTTTAGATTTACACATCATTTTAAACAATTTAACGCCATCTTGGTTCTTTCTATATAGATGACTTTGTTCAGGTAACCCATCTATACCAAATTGCCAAATGGCGTTTGGATTTGATTGCCATGCTTTTACATACCATGATTCAGGTTTAAAAGATGATGCAGTTTGTATCTTTGCTCGTACTCTGTTCCTATAACACATAGATAAAATTTCTGTAAACTTTGGATGGTGTATAGGATCTGACAGTTGTCCTCCAAAACAAATACTTTTGCATTGAGAAATTACTTTTTCAATTGTATCTAAAGGTAGGTCATATCCTATTACAGGCTTGCCAAGATTTGTATAATGTTCTTGTCTCTGGCATCTTGGACATTCTAAAGGACACCTGTGTGATAGGTCTATTAAAACATGTTCTGATAACCTTGTAAAGAAATTCTCTGTTAGATGGTACATGCTTCGCACGATTCATCCTCTTCGTTAGCAAGTGTCATTGGCTTAACTTCAGGTTGATTATCGTGCCATCCTAATGAATGAGCTGGTTCATCAGTCATTTCACTTGGATCTGTTTTATAGTCATACGTGTTTTGATAGTATGATGTCTTCCAACCTAACTTGTAAGTGCTTAATAAATCTTTTATCATCACACTCATAGGTACTTCATTATTATCAAAGTGTGTAGGATTATATGACCAATTACCACTTATAGCTTGATCAAAAAACTTTTGCATAACCGCAACTATGTTAATATAACCTTCGTTGCTAGGCATATCCCATAATAAAGTATAGTGAGCTTTTAAACTTTGGTATTGCGGAACAATCTGCTTAAGAGGCCCCTTCTTTGATTTTTTAACGGACAAGTATCCTCTAGGTGGCTCGATTCCGTTTGTGGCATTCGACACAACGGAACTGCTTTCTGAAGGCATCTGTGCGGACAATGTGCTGTGCCGTAAACCGTGTGTTCGT